TTAGGTATGGAGCTAAAACCAAATACTCCTACTTCAAAATATTTATCGTGTGAATCTTTTTGATCTCTTAAATAATTACCTCTAACATAACATTCTATAATAGGTATATTTGCGTTTAAGTATGCCATTACAATTTCCTTTTTAATTCTTTTAAATAAGCTTCGTTTTCTCTTTCTTCTCTACTTTTTCTGTTTATTATATAATAAGCTATGATTGCACCAACTAGCAAACAACCCATGCTATAAAAAAACATTCCTACACCAAATGCTGCTGTCATTTCTTTTGTTTCCTTTCTTTTAAATAAGCTATTTCTAAATCACAATAATGTTTGATTTTTTCTAGATCCTCAATTGGTTTACCTTTTCTTATATATCTACAAACGTATTTAATTATATTTGCTTGTAACGGATTAAGATTATTTCTTCTTATAAAAGTCCAGGGTTGTATTTTAAAATTTTTATAATGGGATCCTCCGACTTGTTTGCCGTCTGGAAATACCTGGTCAAATAATTCTTTATTTGTCATTTTTTTCTTGGACATAAATTAAATAGTCTGCACCCAGTGGGTAGTTATATTTATAGTCAGTTCTTAATAAATGTAAAGTCTTTCTTGCTCTGGTTGCACCGGTGTACCAAACTTTTTTTTCATTTATTTTTTCATCTCTATTTTTATTATTGTAATGTGAAGGATAGTTACCTTTACTATATAATAAAACATGCTCAGCCTCTCCACCTTTAACTGAATGAATAGTGTCAATCGTGATCCGTGGTTCTTTATCTAATTCTGCTTGGCCATATCTTCTAAGCAATCTAATAAAGTGTCTTACTTGATTCGGTTTAAAGTTACGTCTCAATATCCAAAACCAATGTTTCTTCTGGTCCTTATTTTCTAAAGTTAAACCACACCACTCTTTTAAATCCTGAAAATTATATTCTCGAAAGTCAGGTTCCTTCATCCAAAATTTATCCATACGATACTCTGGTTTTTCTAATTCTCTTATGTATTGATACATTGTTCTTGCTTGACGTTTATCTATTTTTTTACCATTACTTACTGCGGTCCATGCTTTAATAGCTTGCCATTGTTTATCATCAAAACATTTTACATCTTTGTTATCTTTGTAATATAACCCTGCATCTTTAGCTAACATTCTTAATTCATTAACAGATTTATTTACTCGACCTAAGATAAACCAATCTTCTTTCAAAGACTCAAAAGGTATTTCTTTAAATGATAAATAGCTTTTAACATATCCATCTTTGTCACCATGTTGGTATTCTTTCTCTTCACTATCTAAAATACCTCTTCTAATTATTTGTGAAAATTTATATATGGCCTCACCGAATCTTCTTGTCTTACGTAATTTTACTTTTCGACCAGGAAAAAATTTTGTAAAATATTTTGGATCTGCTCCATTCCATTTGTATATTCCTTGATCATCATCTCCAGCTAAATAAATTCTATCAACCTTATCAGCCATCTTGTAAATAACCGACCATTGTAAAGGTGTACAATCTTGTGACTCATCTAATATTAATACTTTCAAATGTGGGAAGTCTACTTCTTTGATTGTTCTTTCAATCATATCATCAAAGTCAATAAAAGATCTTTCACCTCCTCCTTGTTTATAATGTTCATAGGTAGATATTTTTCTCTGAAATACTGTAAGTGAATCTTTTTTAAAACTTTCTTGTTTGTATGCTTCTTCTGGACTTATTAATAAATTTCTTGCCTTACTGTAAATACCAAGGGACCAATCTTTGTAAGTAAAATTATCATCAGCTAATCTAGTATCTGAAGTCTTAATTATTTTGGTTTGTAATGCAAAATCAATCGTACAATGTTTAGGGTCAAATACTTCTTCCTGAAAGTAACGTCTACAATATGTATGCAATGTTTTAAATCTTAAAAAATCTTCTGAAGAATATTCTGGAAAAGCTTCCATGGCTCGATCAACAGCAGTATTAACAGCTTTGTTTGTAAAAGATAAGTAAGCTATTTGTTGTGGAGGCACACCTTTTTTCATGTGGCCTTTCAATACTCTTTCAATCAATGTGTGTGTCTTACCTGTTCCTGGTGGTCCAAATATTTTAATTGTTTTGTGATAGAGTTCCTTTAATTTTTTAAGTTCTAAATTTTCCTGTGTGGTACTCATCATCCATCTCCGAGGTTGTGTCTTTAGTTATTTTATTTTCTTTTATTTTTTTATGATCAACAAATGTAGGCATCTCAACTTTCCAAACATTTTTAACCCCTTCATGATACTCTAATCTTTCACAACCCAAAAGGTTTAATGCTTCACTTACACTTTTAAAAGTCTTGTCATTACCTAAAAATTTTTCAAATGTAATCCTCCTAAAATAACATGTATTAGTTTTAGAGTCTAACACAACATAGTTATCTTTTAGTTTTTCATAATCATCTTCCTCAATATGACTTTCAAAAAACTTTTTAAGAAAAGTATATTTCTCTTCACCAAGTGTATCTTCAAATTTCATTTTATCATTTTCAACAGCTTGTGTAACAATTTCTCTTAACATTAATTCAAAAGGTGGTGGTCCAGACTTTGGTCTAGGCAATGTCATCCAGTAGATTCCATACCTTAATAATTTTGTACGCCAAGATTTTTCATCTTTCATATCCTCTGGTGTAACAATAATATGTTGCTCTTGATATTTAAAACTATATTCAATTGACTTAGTGCTTTTAATAAATTGTATATCTGTAAAATCTGTAACTATTGGTGGTGGTTGTGAACCAATACCAAGTGCTCTAAACTTACATTTATCTTTATCACACAGTGGTGTATTACATTTAAGCGCATAATCTTTTTTACTTACAGAATTTGCGACTGTGTTTATTACTTCTCTATCCGGAAGAGGTGTTGTAAAAATTTGTTTGTTTCTTTCTAATAATATGTCAGTGATTTGTTTTTTACTAAGATTGCCTTCTGCTTTTTTCATTTCAAGAACACCCATATTAAAAAGTAAATCGTTTCTATGATTACCCGACCATTTTTCTTGCACCATCTTTTGACAACAAGGTGGGTATTGTTTCCAATTGCTTTCTGGTTCGTATTGTTCTATATTTAATTTACTAAGAGAGGCTAATGAAATTGTTTTTGATTTTGCTAATTCTAGGAATGCTCCTATCAACATTGGTGTATTATGTTCATTATATGCAAACTCTGTCGTGGAGTCTTTATTAAAGTATGGCATATTTAAACATTTGTTCATTGGAAAAACTTCAATAGCTTGAAAGAAACTATTATTCCATTCATCTAATTTTTTTCGAACATCTTTAACTGGATAAAATTTATCTAAGAATAAAAATAAATGTAGTCCTCCTGACTTTGATCTAGCAGGAATCAACGGTAACTTATAATCTCTTATTATATCTACAATCTTTTTTTGATTATAATCTTTGTAATTATGTGGATCTATATCAATGCAACCCCATTTACATTGATCATCCTTTTCTGGTTTTATACCTATTCGAGTAGAACCTTCTAAATGCTCTTTCCAAATTTGTTTAGTTGGTGGAGCGTGGACCGTGAGAGTTTTTGCTTCTCTCTTGCCCCGTTCATCTACCTCCCCTGTAAGAGAGGTAGTGATGAACAGTTCTGAATTTCCCTCAAATAAATTTAAGAGGTCTTGTTCCATTTAAAATGGTGTTGATCCAGAGTTTGTACTTTGATTTACTTTGTCCTCAGTAAAATCCACCTTACCAAAGATATCACTTTTCATAGCAGTCTGATAAAAACTTTGAGTTACCTCAAGAGTTTTTAAATGATCAGCTGAATTTAAGTAACTATCAAAATCAATCACCCAACCATACCAATGGTTCTGTGAGTTTGATTCTTTGGTTGAAGTTAACCTATAGGTAGTTGACCAAGTAGGTGGAGTGAAAAAACCTTTTTTACCTTTCGTTCTTCTAGACATCATCATAGAATTCCAAGTTTTAGATTTTTTCTTTTGTGTTGATTTCATAGCAATCAAAGCTTGTTCAACTGGATTATAATCTTTATCCAATATAAAAACAAAATGATTACCAGTGTCTTCAACATAGTTACCATTCTTTAGTCTATCTTTGTTATCATCTCCCCTTGTAGTTTCAGACATAATCGAAGGATCAGTATGTATTTTTACTGGTCTTCCTGGACTATCTCCTCTGTCCTGCCATTCATTAAAAGTATTAATGTATAGACAAGGGACTACGATAACTCCTTCTTTACCTTTCCATAAATTACCAGACGTTTCGCTATAGATATCTCCTTGCTTAGCCGTCTCAATATACTTACCGCTTGTATCATCTAATACAGGTGAATTAGCATAAAGTAATTTAAGTATTGGTAGTTTTTGGTCCCGAGCTGTAACAAACTCTTGACCCTGACCTGACAACTCTTCTAAATTAATTTGTGCAGGTAAGTTACTTGCCTTTTTTACAACCTCTTTGGCTTGAGGTTTTGCGTGTTGCTCTTGTGACATGTTACTCCTTCGTGGTTATTTTTGTTTTGTTTGCAACGTAGGTACCGAACAGTTCAGCAGGCACACTTCTTCCAAAGTCTTCAATTTGTTCTCTAACAAATCCTCTTAGGGTAGAAGGATGCACAGATTCTTTTTGTTTCACTGCCAGTCCTTTTTCTTTAAGTTCTGCAACCAAAGCTTTAGCCTCATTGTCTTGATTACGACCAAACTCTAGCGACACTTGATTTTTAATCATATCGCCATGTCCGTTTTCTCTTAACCATACAAATGCTTCCTCAGATTTGGATACAGGTATTCTAGCTGAATAAAATGGTTTAACTTCTACAGATGAACCATCTGCAAGTTTTAACATTGATATACCAGCTTGTTGCATTAAGTTTGGAATTGTCTGCTCAGAAAGAGTCGTTTCAGCTTCTTTTAACTTTTTTAAGTTTTCTTCTGCCGTTGTTATTTTTTTCTGAGTTTCCAATAACTTATTGCAAGAGTCGGCAATGTCTTTTGACATGCCAGTATCTACCGATACGATAGATTCTGCTTCTAAGTCCATAAGAACCTCCTGGCGAATCAATATATTATTCGATTGATTAATGCAATCAAATAATTTAAAAAAAGAGCAAATGTATAACTACAAAACACAACCTTTCAAACATCAAAGATATGCATTAACACAAGGGGCCCGAGAAAAAAACTTTGCTTATTTTATGGAAATGGGCACCGGTAAAACTAAAGTAGCAATTGATAATGCCTGTTATTTATTTCAACAAACCTTAATAAATTATGCAATAGTAATAGCACCTAATTCTGTATATCAAAATTGGCAAAAAGAAATTAGTATACACAGTCCTGAAAAACACAATATATGGACATGGAAAGTTGATTCAGAAAAAAAGCTACCTTTGAATGATTCTAAACTAACTTTTATATTAATGAATGTAGAAGCATTATCTCACAAATCTGGAGTAAAGTTTCTTGACAAATTATTACAAGTTATAGGATTAAGATCTATGATGATTGTAGATGAAAGCACTACAATTAAAAATAGAACAGCCAGAAGAACAAAGGCTATTTTAAAATTAAGCACGCTTGTTAAATATAAGAGAATACTTACAGGATCTCCAGTAACTAAATCACCTCTTGATCTTTTTACTCAATGCGCTTTTTTAGATTGGAAGTTATTAGGATATGAAAGTTTTTTTACTTATAGGTCCCGATATGCAGTCATGCATACTATGGAGATGAATGGGAGGCAAGTAATGTTTCCTAAGTATTATACAAATTTAGATGAATTAGAATCAAGACTTAAAATGTTTTCATATAGATGTAGGAAAAAAGATTGTTTAGATTTACCAGAAAAACTTTATTCACAAAGATATATTGACTTAACAGAAGAACAAAAAAAGGTTTATATAGATTTGAAAAAAAGAGCAATGGCTGTTGTTAAAGATGAAACAATATCATATGCCAATAAACTCACAGAAGTTTTAAGACTACATCAAGTAGTCAATGGTTTTGTCAAAACTGACGAGGGCAATATAAAAGAATTTAAAAGTAATCCTAAACTAAAAGAGTTAATGAGTATATTGGAGGAGACGGAAGACAAGTGTATCATATGGGCCAATTATGTTTTTAATATAAACCAAATTAAAAAAGCCATAGGAGATGCGTATGGAAAAGATTCAGTGGTTTCGATATACGGAGAAGATTCTGTTGAAGTACGTAAGAGTGCTGTTGAAAATTTTCAACATAATGATAGATGTCGTTTCCTTGTTGGTAACCCAACTGTTGGCGGTTATGGTCTTACCCTTACTGCTGCTCGGTATGTTATATATTTTAGTAACAGTTACAATCTTGAAGTCCGCCAGCAAAGCGAAGATCGTGCTCACAGAATTGGTCAAGGTGTTGCGGTCACATATGTAGATCTAATTGCAAATAAAAGCATTGATGAAATGATACTAGGATCTCTTGAAGGTAAGATAGAAATTTCTGCTAAGACTCTTGGGGAAGAGGCTCAGAAGTGGCTTTAATTTTTTCATAACGTTCTACTCTTTCAAACCATTTGTTTTCATATTCATCTAACTTACGAGCATCCATTTTAAAGCCTTGATAAATACCATCCTTTGTACAAATACAAATAAGACCCTGATCGATTGGGCCATATTGTTCTTGATGAGCTAAAGAATATGCAGCTATCTGATAATAGTAATCTTCAATCCATTCTTCTTTTTTTAATTTATTTGATTGTTTAAAATCTATTATTGTTGGTTTTTCATCATAGACTCCAACTAAATCTGTTGAACCAGCCCATCTATCTTTGTAAGCTAAACTTACTTCGTTACCATAAACAGTTTTTAATAATTCTAAATTTTTTATTATTTCATGAGCCATCATTCGTGCTTGTTCACCCATGTCTGATAAATTTAAATATCCTGTACCGTTTATATATTGCTCAAGAACATAATGCATTTCGGTGCCTCTGGTTGCTGCTTTTTGTGTTACAGCCTGAGCTTCTTGATAACCAACACGAGCTCGCCATGCATCCAATGATTTTCTTTTTTCTTCTGATTGAGTAGCTGAAAGAATTGTAGTTACACTAGGAATTTTTTTATCACCCACATTATAGGTTCGTGGTCCGTCATTATCGTTTCTTGTATATTTAGAATACTTATATTTTTCTTCTAATGTAAGATCAGTGACAATAAACTTGTTATCTTTTTGAATTAAGCGCACAAGCTCTTTTAGTTTAATTTCATAACAAGTGCAACAACAATTCCCATTAAAGTAGTTATGATAAACGCTGAGCTAGAAATCATTATCTTTTCTAATCTGTGAATATCTTGATGTAAATCTTTTATTTTTTTATTTGTTTCTCTTTGCATTATGAGACAAAGTTTTTCGTGATCATCAATTCTTTGATGAGCTAATGAATCTTTATGAGTTAACTTTCTTGGCATTAACTATACCTCCCTGATACATTCCTCTGCTTGCTATACCTTGCATAACAGGATCTCCACCAGCTAGTGCAATTCTATTAGGATTTTGCATTCCTCCTGGAGTTTGAGGCATACCACCTTCAATTACTGGAAAATCAGATCTTGCAACATTTGGTAATGGTGCTTCTATTCTTGAAGCCTTAGAAGCTAGTATTTTATTTCTTTCTTCTATTTGTGCATTTGCTAAGTCTGCTTGTTCTTGATCAATTACTCCTAACGTAAGTAATCTTCCAATTGCTTGACGCATAAACATGTGTGCTTTACCTGCATCAAGTGTTCCCTTTTGTGCAGCTTCAAATTGGGATTTAAAAACAATTTGTTGAAACTTTGGATCAAGCATAGCCTTACCAATATATTTTGGTGCAACTAAAATCCCTACTGCTGGTAAAAAATTACCTGTTAAAGCAGC